TCAAGTAGCCGGTGGCCTGTTTAGCTATAAGGCTCGACGCGACAGTTGCGGCCTGTGCTGAAAGCTTATCGCCGACTCTGGAAGCGAACTTCTGCCAACCAGAGCGAGTCAACTTAGCGTATTCCGCATCCATTTTGATGCGATCGATCGTTGCTCGAAGCTGTTTGTCGGATAGGTGCGCAGTCTTCTTTCCTCGGATCAACCCACCGGACGATTCAGACGGTTTATTGTGGTTTTCGCCGACGACAGCCTTGGTTTGGGCTTCAGGCTTCTTCTTTTCGCCGACGACAGCCATCCCCCAGAACTTCGGAGCTTTTCTCTTAGCGAGACGCCCCATAACCCCGCCGCCTGAGCGAGATTTTCGGACCCCCCACTTCATACCTTTAACGCCGTGATGGGTCAGGGTGTCTGTCTCCAATTGTCTACACCTCCTTGGCGGCGCTCGACGTGAATATTGATGCGCCAAGCAAGCTCCTGAAGTTGCTTGTCTATGGCAGAAACGAGAAACGCATTTTGCGGTGGGTCGAACAACTGTCGTACTTTGAGATATACGAACGGTTTGACCTCTTCAGGAAACTCGCCGACGAATACTTGCGGCCAGTCGATCTCCTGGTTCATAACGTATGTTTTAGCGTCGACACCCAGTTCTGTCAAAGTACTGAGCGCGGCATTGATGAACGTGCGGAGTTCGATATCGAAGTCGTAGTTGTTCCAGGCAATACCGCAGAACGCTTTTACATCAGCTAGTACACTCATGTAGGACTCTTCCCCCAGAGACAGGTGTCACCTGGTAGTCTTGCAACGATCGGTTTTGGAAGTAGCCCATCGTCGCCGTAGTGAATTGCTTGGTGCGTTCTCATACTTACACTAATCAGGTAGCGTGGATCAATGACATCCGGATTTCCGCTTTTCAGATCGATAGGTTGCATTGGATTCATGTGATGAATATAGATTCGCCCATTGATTGGATACTCGCGGTGCCCCATGTCGAAACCATCGTCTCGAACTATGACTTCGTCGCGGATTGATTTCCACTCACTACTTCGATAGAACCTCTGGTTCATCCAACGGTCGCCCCCGAATGTTCTTTCACCGACTCCTTGCTTAATGCGAAGATATCGGTATCTGTCAAAGTAGTCGTCCAGGGCGAAAAGCTCGTCAGTCGTCCTCTGCTTCACCGCGATAACCCTTCATTGCTTCAAGAGCTTCCGCGTAGAGTTCTTCGACACGCTGCCCGGACTCGAGTGCCGAGACTCGGGCCTTGAGGAGCGTGTTTTCATTCTCCAGGCGCTCTCTTTCAAGCTCTTCCCGCACCGGATCGACCTTCAAGAACTGAATGATAAGCTGATTACTGGCTGTTCCGTCCTCAAGCTTGGCGGCTGCGAGGTCGTAAGCCATTGCTTTAAGTTGATTGGCTCTCCCTGCGGCCGTTTTCGCGGGTGGACGGCGACGTTTGGTGGTGGTTTCGGTTCGTTTCGCCGCCATCGGCCGCCTTTCTATTCGGTTTTCGCACAGAACTCTCCAGATTTTGCCCCTTCGGGGATTTTTTGGAGAGCGGGCGATGCAGGGTGGGGGGTTCTTTTCGAGAGGACCCCCTCCCCCACGTCATTTTTTTATTATTTTACGTTATATTTTGTTTTATTTTCTTGTATTTTCCAGTTATATTGAGTTCGCAAATTTCGTCAATTGCGCGTTCCCGCTCCTCAAGGTTCTCCTCTTCTGTCAGTTCTTCAGAAGTTCTAGCAACACGTGCCAGGTAGGAGCAGGTGTGGTACCCGTTGGTGGTATCCCAAGTGTACCATTCAACGAACTCGTCAAACGGGTCGTATGGGTTGTCCGTAGTGGTCAGTGCAACGTCGTATGTGATCATGGCTTAGCTCAGTGCCTCCTGCACGGCGGTGGTAGACACGCCCAGTGCGGACGCTATGTCTGCTTGACTGTAGCCATTGGCGGCCATAGCACGAGCACGAGCACGCTTGGCTGTACCTAGTCCGCGTTGAGTGCGCGGTTGTGCCAGTTGTCGGACTCGATCCATGTTTGCGTAGTTCATCAAGTCTTCCAACATTGAGTGACTGATAGCACCAGCCTGCACCGCATGCCACTCACGATCAGTGAACGACACCTCGGTCTCGGACTTACTAGCCTTGAAGCGGGCACGGGCCATAGCCAGGGCTTGATTCTTAAGGCGTTTCAATTCGTCTTTATCCATGTCTGGATTAGACTCTTTCTTAGCCTTAACAACAGCATTGGCATACAGTTGGGCCTGCCGTTCACGGGGGGCGTTTGCTTGGGCGCGGGTCAGTTTTGTTTTGAGACTGTTTACTTCGGAGGCGTAAGCTTTCCTGGCGGTGGGAGACCATTTAGCATTAGGCGTTCGGATCATTTCAAGTCGAGCCTTGTTAGCCAAGGCTTTCATGTTGTTTGCATAACTGGCGTAGATGCGCTCGATTGGTGCAGACTGCGAAGACACTAGTTTGTTTGCATCTTTGACGGTCATCATGCCGGGGCGCTTCGAAAGTGCAGGGGTATCAACCCAACTCACTTCGCCAGTGGTTTTGTCTACAACCTTCTTTTTATATGTCTCGCCAGTCTTTTCCCAAACGAGCTCGCCCGTCTGCTTGTTGATGGGACCACCTCTTGCTGCTTTACGCAGCGCAACGTGCGGCCCCCTGGTATCGGCGGTGGACCTGGAAATAATAGTGCCGGCTCCGCCTTCGGGCTGGTACTTCTTTTTAAGGGCGGCGATACCGTTATCGATATACGACTGCTTATAATTAAGCCGGTGTTTATGTGCGTCAATGACGGTCATACTATGGCGAACGGCTCGGGCAATCTCGTCAGGACTTGCGCCCTTGATAGTCATGTCAGTAATAAGATTACTGATACGACCCATCTGATTTCCGGTGTCGCCTTTAGACATAACCTTCATGCCTGGATACTCCGGATAGGCCCGCTTAGGATCGAAGTTCTTGAGGCCCTTGAGCGCGGGAGCGGTGCGAATCTTACCGCTATTGTTAGGCATAACGACGGCGGTGTCTCCGTCAAAGTCCGCTCCCGACAAACGCTCAGCCACGGATGGGTGGATACCCACAGCATCCTTCGACATAATACCAATGAGCTTGCGTCCGAGCTGGTACTTATTGTTTACGCGCAGAGTGGGGATCTCAAAGATGCCTCCGTGTGGGTAACGCACCAAACTTACGGTCTCGCCGTGCTTGAAGTTAGGGGCATAAATCTCATCAGGTTTAATCTTCGGCAATGGAAGGAGCACCTGAGTTGCCTGTCTCGGTAGGCGTGCCGCCTTAAGATGGGTGGCCGCCGCGTCGGCTCCGTCTGCAAAAGATTGAAGGAGTTTCTTGCGTACAGCAGGGTTCGTCAGAGAGAGGATCTCTTCAAGTTCGGCCTTGCGGTTAGCCTCAGCTATACCGAGCTGTTTCTTTGCGAGAGCTGGACTCTGCTTGGAGAGGAACTGCGACGCGAGGTTTCGACTCCACTGCCCCCACTGACCTTCTTCGTTGACAATGTTGTGGTACGACTGCTGCCGTTTTCCATTCTTGTCAAGATAATAGTGTGGGTGTGTGGTTGCGCCGAACGGGTTGTCAGGGTCGTCCTTCAACTCCTTCAATGCGTCAAGCTTATTAGCTTTTCGATTCTTGTTGGTGTTGAAGCGAAGGTCTACACCAGGCGGCATATCGTCGGCGTACATGGCCATACCCTTTAGGTAGTGCTTATCTCCGACTTTAATCCTGACCTGTGCATAGTTAGACGCCCCCAGAGACAGCTCCGGAACGCCTCTACGAACTTCTATGACTCCATCTCGGTCAGTCCCACCCTCTTCTGCCCAACGAACAGAGAGGCGCTTAGGATCGAATCCTCGCGGTTTGGCGCCCATTCCGAGAAACGTGTGTCCGCCGTCGTAAGAGACGGGATATACAGAACCGATCTTCTCTGGATGAGCTGCGAGGTCCTTGTATTTCATTCCCGGCGGACAAAGACACTTGATAGAGGTCTCTTTACCAGTACCAAGCTGCGTGGTCTTAACGTAGTAGACTTCCCAACCCTGCTCTTTGAGAGACTTAACAGCGGTATTGAGTCTGTCTCGAGAGATACCCATATGCGCTTCAGCACCCAGACCCACGTCCACTGGGCCTTTAGTCTCTACGAGCTCTTTAAGCGTCTTCTCGGTACTTTTGAGTACTGCCGACTTCGACTTCTCACTAGGATTGAGGAGCGCCTTAACCTTGGTTTCGGACACCCCCATTTCCTTGGCTATGGTGCGAATCGATTGCCCGGCGTCGCGAGAGCGAACAGCACGAGCTGCTAGGTCCGCGTTGTGGGCCTCATGGGCGATGGTCTTATAGGTCCTGAGATCCGCGACAGAGAGACCCATAGCGGTTGCGATCTCTTTTTCAGACATCCCAGCCTTGCGCATTTCCTTATTGGCTTCGAGGAAATGACCTTCGCTCTGGTATGGCTCTTTGCCAGAACCCCACGGATAGCGACCAGAGTGTCGTTTTGTGCCGTAGTGGTATAGTTCACTCATAAACGCTTCGTAGCCTCTCCAAGTGCGCACTATGTTCTTCGGTTACAGCCATGATCCTTAGAATCTCTTCCGGATCCGGATGTTCGATTACTATGTCATCGTTTTGATAGATACGGAGCTCGCAATTGAGCTTTTCCGGGTGGTGACGATACTCGAGGCAGAAGAATGCTGCGTAGATGCGGAGCTGTCTCATATTCGCCGGATGGACACCGGTTTTGAGATCATGTATGCGGAGCAGGTTGTCGCGAAAGGATATAGCGTCGGCGGTACCGAAAGCGACGGGCGAATATGCCAGAACTACCTCGGGCTGCATGCGAAATCCGATGGCGTCATTAACATACATATTGAGGGTTTTCTGCGATCTGGGCAGCTTCACCTTCATGTCTATGAGTTTTGCGGCCAGTTCGTGGAGCTCAGTACCCCTCAGAACGGCCTGACGGCTTTCATACGTCGCTTCCAGCTTCTCCGACGTATAATCTATCCACGTACCCTTTGAGGCGCTTAGAAACGCATGTGCGCCCTCAAGATCGGAATGCCTGTTGAAGAGCATTCAGTACTTCTTTCTTGTTTTCTGGATGGATAAACGCCGCGAACGACCACTTATCCAACATGTTTACGTAATAATCTTGATTTGGCCGGTGCGAAGACCGGGAGGCCCTCTTTATTTCGAGGGCCGCCCAACGATCTTGCCACAGGACCAAACGGTCGGGGATTCCTTGAATGGCTCCAGCGTCCAGCTTCAAATATAGACAACCTGGGAACATCCGCTGGAGGTCTTTCTTAAGCCCCCGCTCAAAGTCCTTTTCTAGCATTACACGCCCAAGTGCGCAGTAATCTTCTGGATAGCGCTTTCGATGGCCGAAACGCGAGCATCCAAAGCCTTAAGCAGGTTTGGTGTCTCGACTCCGGCTCGCCACAAGAGATTCTGTGCGGTGCCCGCTTCTCCAAGGTTGGCGTTCCACACCGAGACCGCGGCGGCTTCACCGTTTTCGCTGTGATTTGCGGCGCTTCGCAGCAGCTGAGCGGCGGTGCCGGCAGAACCCATAGTGGAGTTCCAAACATCCGTTCCCGCGTAATTGGCGATGAGCTTCATCTCATCTCTGGTTACAGCCAAGGCTTCCTCCAATAGTTCGAGGGCCTGCTTTGCAGTCAACCACCGGGACGGGTTGAGATCTGCGTAGCGGTCCCGCGCATTGTTTACGAGGCCGTTCCGACCATTTTTAACAGCAGTTGTCTGATATGCCGAATGACTGTCGGCACCATCAGAGTCGATAGTGGTATGGATGTGCGGTTCCATACCGTCAAGACTGTTCCGCTCCCAGGTGGCTCCAGCACCCCAAGCTCGTAGGTGCTTGATCATTGTTCTAATCTGCGAATTAGTGAGGTGCCAGATTTGAAAGTCGACGCACCAACCGCCAGCATGAACGCCGGCAGACGCCTTCGCAAAACCATAAGCCTGGACCACAACAACTGGAATGTCGGGGTGATCAGACTTGAAGCGGGAGAGCCAGGCGAGGTACCAGGGTGCGGCGATGCTAGCTTCGAGCTTCGCGTCGTTGCCCTGGTAGTTCGTTCCGATAGAACGAAGGGCCATGTTCCTCCTTTCGTAAAAAAAGAGAGGACTTGAATCGGTGAGAGGGACGATTCAAATGAGAACAAGGTTCTCTCCCCTCATTATATCGTCTGAAAAAAAGTCGCACTTTAAGGTCTTGAGGCTGGTTCTACGATTCCTGAGAAAAACCTGAGAAAATTGGCACTTTCCTGAGAATCTTTCTCATGTACCCAGTTTTGAAAAATTTTGGGGTAAAACTCTCTATATATATTTTTTTTTTTTTTTTTTTTTTTTTTTATAGGTTAATAGACAAAAAAACTGGGTTTCTGGGTACCGAGGCCCTTTTTGAGGGTAAAACCCCTAGTCAAACCGCATTTGACATGTACCCAATTTTGTTTCAAAACTGGGTACCGTACCCAGTTTTCTGGGTACCGACCCAAAAATCGACTTCTAATTTTTCTAATGTTTGCAATCGCAAAGTTGGATTTTCGGGCCCGTACCCACTTTTCTGGGTACCGTACCCACTTTTATTTCAAAACTGGGTACCGATTTTCAACCAAAATGTTGCCATTTCGTAACCTTTTGTTAACCTTTTGTTAACCTTTTGTTAACCTTCGACCGCCCACACCTCTAGCGAACGCCGCCTCCGAGAACGTTTTCTTCTCTGCAACAGCCGCCTTCACCCTCAAATCAATCGGCGCTTTCGAGGTCAAGTAGTAGTACCAAAGGTCTCGATACTCGGTATTCAACCTATCAATCCTACCCGCCGACTGCTCCATAATCTTGTACGAGTAGTTCATACTCCAGTATACAACCACGTTCGTCGATGTACAATTCCACCCCTCAGCGCCCGCTGTGTACTGTACAAGATACGCCCACTGCTCGCCTTCTGGCAACCGATCGTGTTGATGACCGTTCCACTCCCGAGTCTCTCTGCCGTCTTCACGGAGGATCTCACGAAGTAGTTCAAGCTCGTAATTGTAGTTGTAGAATATGATCATACGATCGTGCATTGCTAGAATTGCTTCAAGCTCTGTACGACGACTCAAATCCGTCGACACGATCCTACGAAGTAGCTGACAAAGCTCACTCGCTGTCTCAATAGGACAGTCCTCGAACGCATTCCAGCGCTCTTTCCAGACCCGTTTGTAGCGCTCCCGGCTATAGTCAGCCACACAATACACATGATGTCGCTCAGTTTCGCGCTCGTACGGGATATCTACCAAGATCTTATCCCGCAACTGCTCAAGACGCTTCACCCCCACAAACCTATCAATCTGGGGGAAGTTTCGAAAGTTCTTGTAAACGACGTGTTCGTGCTTAAACTCCGTAATGTTGCGGTAAAACCCGTTTGCAATGAAGACCGGCGCGTAATCTAGCCATGTATCACCGGGTGTAGCACTCAACAAGATCCACTGGTTCGCCCTAGCGATCTTGTAAAACGCCTTAACCCAGGCGCCGGATCCCACAAGACGCTGTTCGTCGAATATGAAGAACGCATCACGGACGTCTTGGTACTTCTTGATGTTGTTCCAGCTGTCAATGTTGACCCGACACACCCCCTCAGAGCCCTCTGAGAGGCCAAATATGGCCATCTCACGACTCCATTCGTTTGTGTCCCTCTTTCGGGCAGTGGTGATGATAACCAAGCGCTTAGCGTGCCGTATAGGCGCTTCAATTTCACCCCCTTTCAGCTTGCCGTCACAGATTTTCGAAAAAAAGAAGCCCAGTGAAGTGCGAGACTTCCCCGTCCCGACCCCACCACAAAGGATGGAGCCAGGGCGGAGAGCCTCGATAGCATTCACTTGAGCCGGATACAGCCCAAGTTTCAAGATTAGTCCTCTACAAGGTCATCGATCCAGTCGTGGATCAGCGCAACAGTGTCCGGGAGCTCTTTCGGGTCCGCGGCTTCAAGCTCGTCGAGATCCCAGAGAATTGATTCCTCGTCTACGGGTGAGGGCTCCCAGTACCAGGCTGTCTTGAACCGTGTCAGGAGTCCAGAGACAGACTGTTCGGGGTCTAGATTACGCCAAGCAAGCGTCGCCATACCTTTGAGTATAGCTGCTTCGATCTCAGTGAGCGGCAAACCGCCATTTATCACTTCCGAAATATAACGGAAAGCGTTCTTCGACTGCGCCGTTTTGTCTTCCGTCGTTATGGCGGTGTAGGTCATTCGTCTTCTCCAAACAATTCGTCGATCAGTTCTTCATCGAGGTATGGGACATAGCGCCTAAAATCTTCACGAGTAAGTGGGCGACGCCCGCGTCTCTCGATCATCTCGCACAGTTTTAGTATATGTTTAGGGTATTCGATCGGCTCTTCGGCATCGAGCTCTAGAGCTGCGTTTATGAAACCTCTAGTAGTTACACCCCTGCGAACAAGTCCTTGTAGTATAAAACCCGCCCGATCATGCTCGGCATAACCGCCTACGCGATACGCTAGTTTAAGAAGAGACCGATAGTACACAGACGGATAGCGCGGACCGGTAACACGGTTGTTGAAAAGCTCTGTGAGTATGTTCCACGCATTCGACGCAGATGTCCGACACCAATAACAAGCATTCTGCTTCATCTGCTACTTCTTTTCTCAGACTTCTTCGTAATCGGCATACTTACTCGAGAGCCCCTCAACGGCCGTATAGTAAATCTCCTCGAGATATGCTTTCACTCCACGGTTACCATTGACCTCCCACACATATGGACGAACCACCAGATCAACGTTAAGAGGCGCCACACGGTCTAGAACACCCACAGACTGAGCGTCCAGTTCCATCTTACGACGACCCTGGATCAAGTAGCATAGCGGGTCAACGCCGCGAGCTTCCGGGTGAGACTTGAACTTAACAGTGACGGCGAGATGCGCTTCCTGCGGATCTTCGGGATGCCGACCTTCGCGCCATTTGATCTTCCACCCCTCCTCCTCAAGCTGAGGGGCCAGATCCTCGGGAACAACAAGGGTGAAGTTCCTCTGACCGGCGGGGTTGTACATACGCTCCTCACCGGCGAAGTTCTTGAACAGCAGACGCGCACCTTCAATAACGATGGGTTGCGGCCGTTTGATTCCTTCAGGCATTTGTTTCTCCATTCTCACTTAGAGGATTCCATAAGGGCTTTGATGTGCTTGTCGTACCCATTATAAGGCGTAGTGCCGTATCCCAGCGGCTTGCGAAGCTCTTTGGCCTGCGTCAAATATACACCAGCCACTTCGAAGTCGTTGTTCAGCAACCTCGTAGCTGCGTCGTACAACAGCAAGAATGCCTCAATACCTCGAACCGCGACGACGCCATCCTCCATATCGCAATTCTGGAATGGATGCCACAGAGACGCCAGAAGCAGAACATCAGACGCCATCTCACAGAACAACTTCAGCGCATCGCCAGTCACGCCGTTATTGACGAGGTCGTTCTTATGGTAGTGGAGTCGAACAGCCATGCGCTCGAAGTACTCCAGCCTCAAGACGATAACCGCCCTCTGACGGCGACTCAGTTCGGGCTTGCAAGACTGCAAGATGCTATCGGTAACTTGCGCCCGTTCGATCTGGGCAAGCTTGATGGTCATTTATTATCCTTTCGAATCTTGGTGCCCGACAACAGAGCGTCCACAAACTCAGACTTCTCTATGTCAATGGCTATGGTGTCATTTTTTGAGACGAAGTACTGGACTCGGTCTCTGTTAGTCTCCCGATCCACAAAACTCAGAAGGGTCGGTCCATTTTGCGATAGTATCGCGCGCTTTGTCGGACAGGGCTCTAAAGTATGAATAGTTAATCGGTCCATCCAGCCCTACTTCTTTCATTGTTTCCGCTTCCACGAAGCGGTATCCCTTGGTGCCTGCCAGCGCGGAGAACTTGCCGTCCTTCTCGCGCCATAGGGTTCCACCGCCCTGCACCACGGGCACAAAAGCTCCAGAGCGCCCAATATAGCGCATCTCCGGTTCTTCGTCAGTTCCCGTGTTCATGTGGATGCTGGTAGTTACGGTCTTCTTGATCGTAACGTCGTCGAACTCGAGCGGCTCCTTAGAGAAGAGTGTCTTAAACACATACGGATCAGCAAACTGAGCACCGGTAGCGTGCCACTTGCCGTCGTAGTCGAGAGCGATGTACACGGCATCGTTCACAAGACACAGACGCTGGAACTTGTCCTCCACCTCGAACTCGTATCCGTACTTACGGCCGAACTCGAATATAAAGTCTCTCGTTTCTTGAGACGGTTTCGCCACCTTGATCGAGTCGGTCTTAACGTGAAGCACATGTACGCCGCGTTCTTCGAGAGCCTTTACGAGGTCTACCATGAACAGAGCACCGCGCTTGGCGACGATGTTGTCTTTGTTACGAGGATCCCTGAAGGGGTTGTCGAAGTGGGCGGCCGTGAGACCATACACGATGTTAATCACGATCTTCAGTGCGTACGCCAGGTCATCAAGACCCTCCTCGTCATCCAAGAACGGCGCAAGAGCCCCGCCCAGAAGTGTTCGGGCCTTGTTGAGTTCACGGTGTTTGATTGCGAGTCGCGCCTCTTTAATGTCGCTATAGTTCTTTGTATACGGCCCGAACAAGTTCAACTGCTCGATAGACGTCGGGTGCATAGACGCGACGTCAAACACCTCAACGTCATAGTACACACCAGGGTCAGCCATAACCAGGCCACCCTCGCCAGTCGTGATGCCGCGATAGGTCGACTTACCAAACTTGTACTCATACCCAGGGAACTGCTCGGAGAGGTCCGTGTAGACGAACTTCTCGTTAGCCTTCGGGTCACCCTCGAACAGAATCTTGGCAGTATGCTTAGCTGTCGGGTCGTTAATCGAGAGTCCAGACAAAGCCGCGAGGATCTTACGGGCTTTGAAGTCGGCAGACCGTGCATAGAATACAGCTTTGGTCGCCTTGACGTCGTTAATGCAATACTCTGCGACTTTGTTCCACATCTCTTCCGGCACAGGTTCGTCCCAAGGTAGACCAAGCTCCAGGTGGTGGATTCCGAGGTCGAGTTCGAATCGCTTGAGAGACTGTTTCAGACTCGAAAAGTCGTAAATATCGCAGTACGATAGTCCGAACGCTTCCCGGAAGTAACCACCGCTCTCATTCGTGACAATGCGCTGACTCAAACGATACAAGCGCTCGTTGTCGTAGCCGAGGTATCGAGCGTAGAGGATATGATTGTCGTACTTCCGGTTGTTGAACCCGACCAACCGCATCCGCAACAGAGGCTCAATCTCCTGAGGCGTGGGATTGATCATTGTCACAGCTTGTTCGCTGTCTTCGCGCTCCCACACAACAACGAAGAGGTTTGGGAATACCTCGACGTCATAGAAAACAATAGGATCGTCCGTTGGGTCAGCCGTCGATTCCTCATGATCTGATTTGTATGGGAGCTTCATAGCCCGTTCCATACACTCTCGTGAATGGTGCGAAGAGCCAGCAGCGAACATGATAACGGCAGGCTCAAGGCTGGAGAGATCATACTCCACACCGGAGTTGTACGCCTCTGTCAAGATCTTCTCTATAAAGTCAACGTTCGGTTTTGTAGCAGAATGAACCTCTTTACGGAGCGCCTTCTCAATCGACGCCCGCATAGTTCGCTCATTTGTTACGACGTCATCGCGAATCACCTTCTGTTTCCTTTCCGGCAGCCCTCCGCTGATTGGCGAGATAGGTAGACCGTTACTGTATGTGAATCGACGCCTCAGTGATGAGTTCCCGCGGAATACCTTGACCTCGATACCGGGCTCGTAGTCTTGTGCAAGCTTTGAAACGTCACCGTGGTAGATGTAGTGGAGATGAACACCATTTCCGCCCTGCGAGAACTCAGCGTAGGTAGACGGCCATTTAGCGGCAGCCTCAAGGTTTAGCGCTCGGTCCTTTTCGCCACGATTGTTCTTCAAGTCAAAGTCGATAACAATATGGTTATCGGCGGGTATCAGGTAGTGGAGTCTACGCTCGTCCAGATCGACAAGCTTGGTTGTTACATCAGCCCACTTTCGAGCAGGGACCCCTGCGTCGCTGGCGTACTGAGCGGGTGACAATCCGCAAATATCGCTGAGGCCAGACCTTTTACACTCCAGCGTGAGCCTATTAGCGACTGAAGGCTTTCCTCCTGCCCGCTCGAGCTTTGCAACTCTGAACCCGCTGTATATGTTTCGGCGTCGGTCGTCTCTACCAAGTGCTCGCTCTCGATAGTCGGCGAAGTACTCTTTGAGCTCTTCCTGGAATCGGTAGCGGGGCATTCGGAATTGGAGGCCTGTTTCTTCGACATATTCCTTATACCAATCGTACGCTTGTTTGAGGGTAACCCCATCTTCGGCTTCGATGAACTGATCCGAATATGTCCTCACGTAATCAAAGAACGGATCGGTCTGCTCGATCATCGCCATCGGGATGTAATCCGAGTAGTAGTCCTTGCCGAGGCGACGATAGACCTCGAGGCAATGCGCTGCAATTCCGCCTAGTTCGAACGGTAGGCGGGCTACAGCTTGGTGATACTCAGCTACGGCCAGTTTGCGCCCTGTGGGGTGGACATCGATCAGGCGCCTGATGATGCCGGACTTCGCGTCTGTGATCTTCACAGGACGGTTGGTACCCATAAAGAGAAATGCCCGGAGCTTGATGTCGCGAGGAGACTTGAATTTCTCGTTCAGGGTCATAACGTCGTGTCCAACGATTGAGTTCAGCTTAGTATTGTCCTCGATGCGGGACAGATCTCCGTCGTGTTGGATGCCAACGAGAGGGTTGTTCTTGAACACCTCTGTGGCGAACGCCTGCCCATTAGCGCCAAGAGCTTTAGCCTCGAACGTTGCTACGTAGCCTTGGAACAGCTGTTCGATCAGGTTAATGATCGTCGATTTACCGGTACCCGCTTGCCCGTAGAAGACCAGGAACTTCTGAATGTGACGAGCCTCGCCCGCCACAATAGCCCCGATAGCCCACTCGAACTTCTCGCGCTCTTCTGGCAAATATAGCCGCTTGACGAGTGTGTCGTAGCTTGGAGTGTCTTCTGGCGCTACGGTGTAAGACAGTGCACGAGTCGCATAGTTCTCGCGCTTACGCTCATCGCTAGACCATGTCAACTCGCCATCAAGATCTTGGTAGTGATCAGGCAAACTGGCTAGGTAGCGCCTCCAGCTGCTCCATGCCTGGGATGAGAAGTCCTGCAAAGAGTGGACTGAAATATAACCGTCCTCTGGAGCTGTCAATGTATCGGCGTAAGCGTAGAGTTCGCGGTCGATCAACTCACGGGCTCGGTACTCGTCCGTAGACCAAAAACCCGTGTCCTCATCCCAGATAGCGTAGAACTCTTTCCCGCGTACCATCAAATCGCGGGACGGGATAACAGAGAACGCCGGAAAGACCTCGATGATGGTTTGCCGAGACCCCCCGACGTTCTTCTGCTTCTCCTTGTGACGGACCTGAACAAAGTCCATGATAAACCTCCTAAATCAGGTCCGTTCTGTCGAGAATATAGTCGCCAAGTTTGGACCAAAGCGAACGACCCGGTGATGCGCCATTCCAGAAGAACCCACCTTCGCCATAGGCAGCAGCAATAAAGAGTTCTTCAGCGTAGCTTTCATCCCAGTTTTCATCGTTCAGTGTGTCCAGACCGGCGACAGCTAGAAACTCCCAGAACCAGCCAGCCATTGGCTGCTCAGCGTCCGTATCGGTCGCCAAGAAGTCTGCATGACCGGCCAGCTCCAGGAGCACTTCAAGCCACGTCGGCTCTCGCCAATGCGACAAGATCCCTGCTTCCCGGGCCTGCCAACGCAGTTCATCAACGGCGTCCCGTCGATTCTCATCGTCAGCACACCCAGGAACGAATTCCTTACGCGCCAGGAATTCAATCAAAAGCCAGTAAGTATGGCTAGGATCAAGGTCGTCGGGATCTCCGACCTTGCCATAGAGCCAGCCCAAATATGGACTGTCTCCGACCCTCACTCCCCGAGGACGTACTCCTTGTAAGAGTATGGGACAGCTTGGATTTCATAGTCGACACCCACGTCTTCGTTACGGACAAAGCACGACTCATCCGGTTCGAGTGTGATGTACCATTTACCGATGAGGGCGTCTGGATCAGGGAGCGCGTGCTCATCAAGGGAGGCAACGACTCCGTCGATTGTGTAGTACAGAAGGGTTTCGGTTTCCGGCTGAGGGTGGTCGATGAATTCGTCCTCGCTGAGCTGTCGAATACCGGTTCCAGTCCTGAGGATCTCAACAGCATGCTCGTCTGAAGTTGTCTCGTAACTTTTGGAAAGTTCTTCGCTTTCTTCGTCCACGTCCTTCACCTCCTCCCTTTCAGGCTCCCCTTCGACGGGGGCAGAAGAAGCCTCTTCATGAAGCTCCTTGTATCGACGCTTGAACGCAGCAACCTCATCCGCTACGCGTTCTTCCACAGCGTCTTCATCGGGCTTGCGGATGGTATAGCCAATGACAACGCCAATAGCCACACCCGCCACGCCGGCCAGTACATGCTTCCACACTAGTTATATACCTCATTCAGAGTAGATCATAGATTACGCCGTCAACGTTGAAGTCCAATACAACGGCGTTTTCGTCGCCTGCCAAATATGCACGAGCGGAAGGGGTCTCGCCAGAGAACACGCCGAAATCGATGAAACCGTCACCCGGCTCACGACCGAGTTCGGCAGCGCGCTTCGCAATGTGAGACTTAGAGTAGTCCTTGATCCAGCCGACAAGTGCGCCCTCCTTGGTGATAGGAAGGCCGAGGGCTTTATAGACATCGTTCAGGAACACCACACCACGAACGTCGAGCTCGCGGTTGAAGTGGTTCTCGAGAGACCTAAGTGTCAGGAACTGCATGTCGCGGTTGTTGCACCATTCCATCGCATTCTCATCCCACAGACGAGAATATAGCGAAGCGCTCATCCACTCGCCCGTCGAGGGGACGTGGTAGTAGGTGACTGTCGACTCCTTGGTGCCGTCCTCGTGCTTGATCTTGGATTTCTTGCCGACGACTTCGAATGCGAATTTGCTATCGGCGTCCTCGCCAAGCTCTTCGCGAACACGAGAACGGTACTTCTCAAGAGCACTCTGCGCGGTCGCCGCAAGCGAGGTCATAGCGGCCAGACGGCCCTTGAGGATTCCGGTGCCCCACAGGATGGAACCGACAGACGCGGCGCCGATCAGGACTGACGGACCGTAGATCTGGGTGAAGGACCAAACGCCCTTACCGATCAGTTTACCGTAGTCCTTAGCCCTTTCTTCTTTCGGGTAGTCCTCTTCGGTAGCAACTTCAGTTGCTTTCTTGATGGCTTCGTGCTCGCTCTTGAGCATATTGCTCGCAGCCTGATGCCATCGGACTCCTCGACGAACGGCCAGGACAGCGCTACCAACGAGGCCAACAACACCCGCTCCAATCAAGATTTCGGGCGAGTGGAACTTCACGCGGTTGACCGCGGTTGTGAAAAGTGATTTGATGCTCACTTGTTCGTCTCCTTCCAGAGAGTGATAACGGTCATTGCGGGCATTTCAGTCACCTGGACCGCACGACCTTCGTGTTGAGTTACTACGTTTTTATCTCGGACAGTTACCAAAGGCTGTTTAAGCCAGGTCTTGTACTTACGCAGAGAGTATACGACCTTCCGCCCAAGGTCGCCGATTACGGTTCCTTGAAAACCGGCCCCGTATGATGCGATAGCTTCGGCCTCTTCCCAGACCTCGCCTCTCGGATCGCTCTCGATGAGACACGTTGTACGATCTCGCCTTTCAGCACCTCGAATGGTCAATTCTGTCGACTCAGAGCGCAGAATGAGGTCACAGTCCTTGTCATTCATTTGGTGTAATCTTGCGAAGTATGCGGCGATGTAGTCGACCCCCGTCAGTCGCCTACTAGGCTCATCGCCATGCAAAATCTCGACACTCCACTGGGCTTTGTCGATGTTGTAGAGTTCCGTGAGATACCGAGACCCATCGAGATTCTTGAGCCTATCCAACAACCGCCACACTCTCGTCGCATCTGTTACGTGCGGGCTCGGAGCCATCGGAGGGTTGAGTTTATACGGATCTGTGGGTGCAATGTCGATCGTCCAGCTACCGCATGTGAATCTACGCCCGTATCCAGGCATGGGGAGAACGTGGTAAATTGCTCGCTCAAGAGCATCGTATGTGTCTATAACTTCGAATATCTTGTCACTCATTCTAGTTTACTTTTCTCAACGACCAACTGTAGGGTATGTAGTTCGAGAAGCCGAGGCCTCGGACGAGTTTGTCACCGAGTAATTTGAGCGCCTGATGGTGAGAAGTGATGTCAAACCACGGACGCTCAAACCTATATACCTCCTCGCGGGCTGGAGGGCGGCCGGTAACATCCACCCGTAGTTCGTGTTTTCCGTCGGAGTAGATCGCGTCTCTAAGACCATAGGAGTTGACGAACTCAATCACTCCAAGCTCAATATCGCGCCAAAGTTTCCACTGATATGTCGGATCGTTCAAGACTGATCCCGGCGTTTGATAATTGTGATGTCGATCCGATCAAGGTGTTCAATTACACAGATAGAATGCGCAGGTACAGTTTCGAGTCGGCTGATTGCGTACTGCCGGTCGGCTTCAACCATGCCCAGGCAGTCGATTTCGTAGTTGTCTTTCTTCATTCTGGTTGTCTTTCTTAGTTTTCGTGGGAGCATTCACACACCCATAGACTGTCGAACTCGTCGCGAAATACACGCTTGTATTCCCGGTTCCTAGTAGCCGCCCGGTAAGCAGTCAGACAAGCGTTTAGCCTATCCGCAACACTTTCCGGGGCTGGTAGAACGGCTGTAGAGTATCCACCAAATGATGTGACCTTGATGTACCAGGCTCCGGCCTTGTAGACGGAGGGCGAACGGATACTAGTTAGAAGATCTATAAGAGCTCGATCTAGTGCGTGGACGATGTTGATATCGATAATCGGCTCAAACGGCACTATCGCCTCGTCTCGATCGTTATTGGACGCGGCAGGTCGAGAATATAACCAGCCCTAGTCCTACGGATAGCCGCAGAGCCGAGACGCTCCCAACCCCAGTTGTTATCTGTGTAGTCGGTACTAATACCCGCAAGGTCGTAGAAGTCGGCGACCGTGGCGACACCGTAGCTGTCGATGAGATCCATCAACCGCTCAAGAACGAGATCGGCCTCAGCTCGATCGTTGAAGACTACCTCGTCGAAGTTGTGCTGGGTCTTGACTCGGGGAGAGAGTTCGCGTCTAGGATCTCGTGACGACCCATCAGATCGTCCACGAGAATATGCAGTATAGTCGGTCCTATGAGTATTACCCCCACGCGATCCAACAGTGTAGCCTCTACCGTCTCCAAACAAAGCACGGTTGACAGTTGCAGCTACCGCGTCTTTCAAGTTCGGGACGATTACGTCGTAGACGATATAGTCAAGGAGAGCTCGTCCGGTCTCAGCGACAAGGGCACCCTTAAGACGACCCAAACCGCGACCGCCCTGCTCGAGTCGAGCTTGGGCTACGGGCTTTACTTGTTTTGGCTGCTTGCTGTTATGGCTGTTGGAGGGAGGCAGATCAATTTGCGCCATGTGTCAGACTCCATTCGTAGGTTTCGTTTCTCGCGCCCATATAGGTATACCAGTCATCCGCTCCGTGTTTGTCGTGAAAACGACGGATCTGGTTTGCTGCCGATAAATATCGGTCGGGGATGTTTACCGGCGCGCTAGGCTTCATCGTCGGCCAAACCTCAAACCGCCACGGCCCGTCCAGGAATATAACCGTCCTTATTCTGGGGTTATGGATGAAGACTTCAAACGCAAGCCTATGTAGAGCTCGAATTGCCCTTTGGAGGTTCACTCGTCGTCCCCGATTCCGAAAGTCTCAGACGCCACAGCCATACAAATGCTGAGCAACGCCGCAAAGCCGAGGATACCGACTACGATCATAAACACAGTCTGTCCTACGTACATGTTCACGCCTCCAATGTAAGAATCACAGCAACCACAACAAACAACAAGACCGCGAGAATATGCGTAATGTCCACAGTATACCCTTCTGGTTAAAATTAAAACCCTACCGCTTGGGTAGGGCGAGACAGTTTAGCGAATGATCTTCGGCACGAAGCTGAAGGCCTTTGACAACAGCGGAGTCGCGTGCTCGGCAGCAACAATCACGAGGATACCGGCGATAGACGCAGCAGCACCGACGATCGCGTCCTTGCTGATAGGCTTCTTCGCGGGAGCGATACGCTCCTTACAAGAGGCCAGTCGATCAAGGTCTTGGATCATCTGGTGATACTCGTCGTATCCGATGTCTTCAGTGGTCATACTCCGAAGATGCGAGTCAATTACGTCGTCAATGGATGGCGTGGTGTCGATAGTGTCAGACATGGTTTTTCCTTTCTGTCACTATAGCGTCTGGGAATAAAACCCTACCACTTGGGTAGGGTAATGAGAGTTAGTCTTCTTTGGTTGCTCGGATACGATCAATACAACGCTTCGAGAGAGCGTCGACCGCCGCTCCGGCAGCATACGATCCTACGAAGATGCCCAGCGCGGCAAGACCGTTGATCTTTCCATCGGGTGTGGAGAGTTTTCTGGTCAGCGCGTAGGCAGTTACGCAAGATGCGATGCTACCGAGAACGGTAGTGACAACATTCTCTTTGAGGTCGTACTTCTGGTACTGTTCAAGCATGAGAGTTCCTTTCTGTCAATATACCCCCAGAAAATATCACTCAGCGACTTCAGCCTTAGCCTTCTCGACGACATCCTTGGGGAGGAGCCCGAGCAGGAACTCGTCGATGGCGTCCGGAGTACTAAACAGCCACTCGATGACCTCGTCCATGGCACCTCCGAACTCAAAGTCGGAAGTGACGTCGGGATCCTTCACGAACTTATTGCCACGACGCTCACCGACAGCCCGACGAAGGAGTTCGGCAATGGCTGCGTACACCTCAGGGACCGACTGCGACTCGGCGGTCTTGGCCAGGAATTCTTTGAGTTCACCATTGAACTCGGAATCCCATTTGACGACTTCACTCTTGGTCAGGTGGAACCAGTAGACGCGGTCCTCAACACCGTCGAAGCCTTCAACAGTGACCTTCTTCGAGATCATGAATATGTGTCCTTTCAGTTAAAACGAAAACCCTACCACTTGGGTAGGGCGGTTGGTCAGATGGCGAGAATGGCGATGTATTCACTCCGCACACGGCCCAGTCGACGCCGAAGTCGAGCGGCTTCGGAAGAGGAACGAGGCGCGAGCAGCTCCAGCAGCATGTCGATGGCGTCGATATCTGCGAAGCAAACACGCGAATCGTCCCGCTTCTCGAGCCCGTCAACAAGGGTGTCGATGGTGTCGATGGTGCGGAAGGTGAGGTTGGTGTCGATCATTTTCAGATTCCTTTCTGGTCATTATAAGGTCTGAAAATAAAACCCTACCACTTGGGGTAGGGTCGACGGAGGGTGCGTCGTCAGGTCACTCGACCGGTTCGCCCTCAATCACGAGAGGGTCTTCGCCGGCCTCGAGTTCGGCGTTTGCGCGCTGGGTGATCAGCTGTGCGGCAAGCACAACCGTCGTCCCGGCGATAACGCCCGTAACAACGGGGTGTGCGGAGATCCACTCGCGGATGCGGGTGAGAACGGGGGTCTTGGTGTTTTCTTCAGACATGATTATTCCTTTCTGTCATTATAGGGCTTGTAAATATGACGCATCAGCGCCCGTAGACTTTCTTGTGAAGATCTTTGATGCGGATCCACATATGTCTCACGAGGGTTTCTGCGTACTGTCGGCTTTCCCACGGGTATGACGGTAGGAGGGTGCGCATTTTAGTGTGATGTTTCTCTGCCATTTTAAGCTTAGCGCAGAGATCGGGCACAACATTGGCGACCCACCAACCTGTGCCATGCACTCGCTGAATGGAGTGTTTGGCATAGAGCGCTTGTTCGATGGTCAGGAGGAAATATGCAGCGCAAGCTTCGCGGTCGCTGAACTCGGTGGTTACGGCAGTGTCAGTAGAGTCGGTCATAGACATGGGATGGCGCTTTCTGATAGTCGAGAACGATGTAGGGACGACCGTCTGCGGTCAGGTCTGCGGAGAAGCTCGGTTCGATCAGGGAGTCGGTGTTCCAGCCAACGTCATCGCCGTATCGGAGACGCTCAAGCCCAAGGGCGTCATAGAGGTCATTAAGCGAGGCATAGAAGTTGCTGTTGATCTGCGCATTGACGTCATTCACTGCGCCTCGGACATCTTCCATCGACGCGATGAAATAACGCCCCGAATATGCCTCGAAGCAGAGCTGCGAACCCTCTGCGAGGTCGTCAGCGATGAGAGGCGGCTCCATTTCTCGAGCCGCAGGGCGGACTGCTGCGTTTTGAATCTCTTCGCGCAGCTGAGGAGTTGCGACGTCTTTCACTGCGGTCTTAAGTTTGTTGAGCTGAGTCTCCACAACGGTTGTTGCGGCCGCGATTGACGCGATACGCTTACCAAGGATTCCGTGAAGGCCGATGATACACGCCCCGGTCACAGCCGCAGACGACAGGGCGGGGATAAACTCTTTCCAGGTCAACTCGACCTTGCGCTTGAACGCCGCCTCACGCGCCTCGTTCTTGATCAGAATGTCCTGTGCCTTGAGTGCGCCTTTGGCTGTAAACACTCCAGTTACAACGACGCCAACAACCGCGCTAGTTGTGAGGATGTACGGAGTAGCGTCACGAATCAATCGTTTCCAGTTGATGTTCATTCGGGGATCCTTTCGTTGAGCCAGTTCAAGATCTTGGTGCGGTCTTGGTGGTTGTCATTTTTAGCAGTCCAGAACGCGAACGTCTTACCTTCTATAGACCCGGCGTAGGTTGCTATAGTTTTGAACTTTCCGAAGTCGTCATAGTCCTTACTGAGGCGTTGCCGGATGAATTCGTCGTCACATCCGCGCTTTTTGAGACGTTCGCGTGTTACATCATTACTCGCGTACAACATCAAAACGGTCCGGTAGCGAAACATCGCATCTCTAGCCGAGACCGGATCTCCGATCATCACATAACGCTCGCCTTGCTCAAATACAAGGTCTTCTTTGAAGAAGCCGTAGTACCAGACATTGTCGTGTGTCATATAAACCCGACTGTCGGCTATCTTGCCATGGTCGTCCCAGTACCGGAACTCTACGTTAGACATCCAGCGCTTATACTCATCGCTCTCGCCTGGACGGCGGGGGCGAGTTGTAACGCTCCGAATCCATGTCCACCCACTGCTTTCCAGCGTTCGTGCAAGGGAGGTCTTACCACTGCAAGTGCCGCCGATCAAATAGAGCACGTTGTCGCGCATTATGTGTCCTTTCTGGTAGTTACAATTAGATCAGAGGACCTTGAGGGTCACCTTGTCGCCCGGGTTGGCGGGCTGGTCGAGGGTGAGCTGGGCATCGGCTCCGCCGAGCTTTACAGTGCCGTTAGTGCCGCCGTCCTTGGCGTTGTAGTCCGCCTTGGAGAGGCCGAGCAGAACACCCAAGAAGGTACAAACAACAGTAACGCTGGTGGCCACCTCGCCAGAGAACCCCCAACCCCACACAGCAGAGAGACCTGCATACAGGGTAGAGATTGCCGGGAGCGCAATCAGCGTCGCCCACTTGAAGACGTCGTATACTTCCGAGGGAAGCCAGGCCTTCGGCTGCTGACGAGTCGCCTCGATGGCTGCGGCGAGTTCCTCATCAAAAGCGTGCTTCGGTTCAGTCAAGGATAGTCCTTTCACTGTTCGATAGAGTTTCGGAGTAGTGTGTACGCAGCGTAACACCAAGCCGGTCCAACGACGAGTCCAACAACGTTGAATGTAACAACGCCCGTCACGACAAACAGAAGACCGATCAGTGCACAGATAAACGCAGCACTAACTCCGATTGGGTTGTAGAAATACATTGTGTAGCCTTTCAAGAGTAAACGAAAACCCTACCACTTGGGTAGGGTAATGAGAGAGGTTTCAGTTAGCGGTACTCACGCCACAGAGTCGTGGGCCATTTGTGCGTGGCCATGCGGCAGCTCATTGCGAACCACAACGCGCTCAACGCCCATCCAAGGGGGTTGAAGGTTGAGAGTCCGGCGAGCGCCCACATAGCGAAGATGATGGCGAGGACAATGCGGAGAGGGTTTTTGGTGAACATTTTATTCCTTTCTGTCATTATAGGAGCTGTTAAAAAAACCTAGCACTTGGCTAGGTTGAGAGGTGGTTCAGAACAACTTTCCCATTTCGTATTCGTCTTGAGCCTTGTAGGCGCGGGCGGCGATAACGCAACCGACGATAACGGCGGTCATGGCGAGAACGATGGTGATAGTGGTGTACATGATATTCCTTTCTGTCATTATAACATCTGAAGAAAAAACCTAGCACTTGGCTAGGTTGAGAGGGTCAGGCATAATGATTCCTTTCTGGTCATTATACCGCAGGTCAATTAGTCATGCTTGTTACAGATGGGTAGCTTAGCAACCTCGTCTGCGATCTTCTTAGCGAGTCCGTTACCGCCAAGTTCGACATATGGTTTATATAGGTACTCCAAAAAACCCTTGTATTCGTCTTTTGTGAGCCAGCCTCGCTCAATGTAACCCATTCCAACATGCGCGATTCGGTCATACGCCAGTCCTAGGAGTAAACGTGTGCGTGCGTCTTTGTCTGAGTCTCGCCTAGAGAGATACGCCCAAAAACCAGCGGATGCGAACACCGCGCCGAACATAGTCCCCCCGACCTGAATCAGTAGCGGGAGCATATCATGCGGCATGACTCACGCTCCCAACAGAATATAGGGACGACGTCCGACACCCGTCTGCGTGACTGTCCAGCCATCAGAGCGACCTTTGTCGTCCACGCCCATCATAATCGTCGGCGTCAAGAAATTCCGAAGCCAGTACCGACCTTTGTTACACCTTCGAGCATCAGGATATAGATTAAACAACGGGATCTGATCAGAACGGAAACCCATGTCAAACCGAGTGGTGTTACCCCATGCTGGGTGGCCGAACACCTGCGACTCGCACATATCCATAAAATGGGTCTGTGTCTCGGTACCGTTGTTCGTACGTCCGTCAGCGCCTACAGCGGTCGAGACGTATTCGGTAAAACTGAAACCTGCACCGGCGCCCCAGTTGGCCTGAAGCTGGGAGGTGGCAGAGTGGTACGACTGCCCGAGAAGTTTAGTATCAGAACTGTACGCTCTAGGCATGGTCTCTGACGAACTCATCGGAGCCGTAGCGATCCAATCGGCGGCGACGAGTAGAACATGATGCCTGAGTACCTGCAAAGGGTAGTAATAATCGAACGCCGCAACGATCCACTCATAAGACTGACCGTTGGCCGAAGTCGTGATACGGTCGTTGATAGCCCACGACTTGAACTCGCCGTTACGAATATCCTGTTCCCACCCGGAGGGGGGCGAAATGACGGTCCGTCTTCCGCTTTCTCGGACATAGAAGTTGCGGGCTACGCCGACAGGCTCGTAGCTAGAGGTGGCGTTTGCCGCTTTTTTTTCCAGGACCTGAACTCTTGAGGCCAACCCTCTAGCATCGGACGCCGCTGCTTCAGCTTCTTGAATGCGGGAGTCAAACTGCGAAATCTTAGCCGCTTCTGTGGTAACGGTTTGTTTTAGACCGTTGAACTGCGTAGCAACTCCGTCGGCCTTCTGTTCTGCTCTATGCGCGGCACTCGAAGCGACAGAGGCGTTCGACATAGCACTACTAGCTGTACTCGTCGCCGTTCCAGCGGTACGTACGGCTTGGTCAGCCGCGGCTTTCGCCTGGTCCGCGACCTTCTTAGCCTCAATGATGGTCGACGCGTTGGGCGAGGCGCCAAGGGCCTTCTCTGCGTTTTTAACCCAGTCCGCAAAGCTATTCTTCGTGGCCGTGACGTCCTGATCCAATTTACGAGCCTTCTGTTCGAGCTCGTTAGTGACCTGCTGAAGTCTCTGGTTGGTATCTCGGATAGTGGAGTTAGCGTCGCGCACGACGTCTGTTACGTCGATTGTCTTGAGCGGGCCGGTGATGTAGGGGCAAGCTGAAGTACCGATCGTCGACTCGATGTTGGACTGGGTGATGGTCGTACTGTTTGCCGGCCGGAAAATATAGCAGAGAGGCATCTGCTTAGTCAGCGAGTCGTTCTTCATCGAAGGCTTTTGCGGCGTTGCCGCGGCGGTCCCCGACACGTAGTCAATAGTGTTACGACGCACCGAGCTAGAGCTATCAAACGTCAGAACTACTGCGTCGTAGCGCGAGTAGTTAGGGTGCGTGTTCGCTGGGACGCTCAGTGAAGCGTAAGCATCATTATCAATCCAGGTCCCCCTACACCAAGCCCTTCCGGAGTTGATGTAGACCTGAGAAGACCGTGCCTCGACTTTAAGTCCGCCTCCGACACCTGAGAAGACTCCGTCAGATATAATCCCCGTAAAGAGGCTACCAAACTGTTGTGCGGTATAACGGCGGTCACCATTAACCGAGTCAAAGAAGCCAGATGTGATGGCCATAAATATCTCCTAAAGGAAGCTGTCTGCGGCGGGGGTGCTGTCAAGCGTCGGATACGCGGTAAAGCCTCCCTCAATTGTCCATGAGTATGTGTATTCTTTAACGCGAGCATACTGTCTACGACCGCCTACCTCTACGGCAATTCGGTCGCCTAGGTAGAAGTCACCAGTGAGACCGTACGTATACAAGTTGTTTCGAGTTACTTCGCCGGTAATGTTGTCGTAGAACGCATGGTCGTAGAGGGCGCTCACTCCGTACGGGCGAAGACTGCGCCGAAGGTCGGGCGTGTCGATGAGCTGCGAGGTATTGTTCCACCCCGGGTTTACAAACATCTCACGACGGTTCAATCCTCTACCATACTTGTTCGAGATGTCCTCGTTGATAATCACCGAGTTGTTGTTTCCACCCTCGAGATGAACGTACGCTGAAGTCCGATACGTCTTAGACGTCTTGCGGTAGACGATGTTTGAGAGCGTTCCTAGTTCTTCGTTGAAGACTACCGGAAACGTATTGTCTTCCCCGCTTCGAGTCTTCGGTTTCCAGAACTGAAAACGAATCTTGCCATCTTTCCAGTATGTCCGAAGACCACACTTATAGATCTGGGCGCAATACAGGAAGAGATCCCAGACACTCTTGTCTTTTGGCTCGTAGTCTAGATGCTGGTTTGCCCAGGATGACGGATTGTCGAAGGCGATGAGGTCGATCTGGCGACCTTTCTCTGACGGATTGGCAATCTCGTCATTAAAGATTTGGATAAGCATATCGTTTGTAGGTACGCTGTAAGGAATCCACTGCGTAGCTACAAGAACACGTCGCTGTAGGATCGATTTAGCGTCACGGCCACGAATATAGACGGCTGATTGGTCACGACCGCCCTCGTAAGCGATTTCTTCGATGATCATCGTCTCATCAGAGTATGGAAGTTTGATGAACTTGTCCATGTAGTCATCGAGATATGTTAGGAGGTTTGGGTTTCTCTCGGGGATGCGGATCTCAAACTCGCCTATCTCTTGATAGCGCTCTGTCCAAATGACGCTAGACCAGCCCTTAATCGTCGATACTGGCGACAAGCCATGGTTATATACCGGAATAGTCTCAAGGTACATTCAGACCCCCATGAAGTATGTGGAATAATATACAGTCACCGACGAGAACACGTTGACCGTACGCGAAAGCGAGGTGTAGACTTCGAGAGCGTTCTCTCCAGGCTGGAGTTTCGGCCACTTCGAATTGATTGTTACTAGTCCTGTAGCCTGATACACGCTTCCGTCAGGCTGACGAATTACAGCGCCAAACGTTTCAGGACGACTGTCGATTTCTAGAGTGTGGCCGCTTCCCGGCGTCGTTCCCGTGTTAAGCCGATACAGGTCAACATTGATTTGAAGAAGTTCGCCGCGAGTGTGGTTATACAGTGACACAAGCCCGGGGTTACCAAGCATCGGCATTCGAATCATGAAGCCGGACGGTACTTCGCCCATATACTCGATGCTGCGACTGGAAACTCGCTCAGTTGTGTTAAACTCGAGACTGGCCTGGCCGGCGTTGTTGTAGAACGGGAACTGAAACCCGCCAGCTTTAGTCTCAAACGGGATTCCCGCCTCCCAGTTACCCGGGAGAGTAAGATACGGCTGCGGGCAGAGTATGACTACTTGGACCGATTCGTTTTGTGAGAATATGTTTGGGGTTACACTCTCTACATATCCGCGAGCCTCATAGTCGCGCACGTCTGTGTGAAATGTCAACACAACCGGTTGCTGGATAGGGAATGCGGCGTATAGCATACGACGCGAACCAGGAATCCCGTCTCCGATCATTTGGAGTTCGAACGCGATTTGTCGTGTCTCGAGACGCGCTGCATTGTAGCGGGACCCGTCCTGGTTGTAGACGTTCTGAAGTATAAGGTTTGATTTGGGCGGGCCGAGGCCCGTTATGTCGTTAATCAAGACGCCCATCTCTTCGGGGCGCTCGAGAGTAAATGTGTAAGTATCCCCTGAGGGATTCAGAACAGTGAAGCCTCTAAGCATACACCCTCCAAGACTGTGGAAGTGTCCATTCTGGAACAGATTACTTCCATTTTGACGTTAGTACGAGAGAGCAGCTTCTCGGATCTGTCGCAACTGGTTCTGGGTGTTGCGATAGATATCCATGGCAGACAAAGCCTCGGGGGAGGTGTTGTTCTGCGTGAAGTTGATCTCCGTCGTATGGTTTACCGGCTGCTGTGACACAGGCTGTACAGGTTCTGGCGCTTTTGGTCTTGCCGCTTCTACGTTCGCGCGGATAGTCTGCTGCGAATTAAACAACCCGCTCAGTTGATCGGCTCCCGCTTTTGCTTTGGCCAGGTCGAGAACCGGAGAAACAACAGGATTGATCTCAAGGTCAAGATCTTCAAGGTCGATACCTTTGAAAACGTCGTTGACGCTGTCGATCAATTGCTGTGTCACCTTCTCCGAGGAAGCAATCGCGCCATCTCCGCCCTCGGCAATACCGATAGAGAGACCTTCCATCGTAAAGCGTCCAATCTGTTTGAACACTCGAGAAGGCGAACGGATCCCAAGAGCACCCTTGGCTGCGCCTACCATGCCCTCGAAGAACCCTTTAACTTGTTCTCCGAACCACTTGGCCATGCTCTTCATGCCTTCCCAGACACCGCGAACGATATTACCACCGATTTCGCCGATTAGACCAACCATACCTTTGAACGCGGCTTTGATGGCATCCCACAAAGCATTAATAATAGCCCGACCAAGTCGACCCATCGCCTCAATGAGTGCCATGTGATTCTCATCGATAGCGTCAGCCATACCGTTGATGAAGTCGATGATCGCCTTAGCTCCGGCGTCAACAATCTTTGGGATCGTTCGACCAAGAGCCCTTAGGAATTCCGCTATGATCTCACCGACGACCTCTGTCACCTCGTAAATATGGTCGCGAATACCTTTAAGTAGACCGAGTATGATCTCTATACCCGCTTCTACGAGTTTAGGTACTAGTGCGATCAACGCGTCGAGGAGGGATATGATCAGAGTAACACCCGCAGCTACAAGCCCTGGAATGTTCTCGATGAACACCTGGATCATACCACCTATAAACAGCGATACGGCATTCATAATCGTAGGCATGTTCTCGCCAAACACCGCGATCATTACGACGATCGTTTCTGCCAACTTCTGACCCATATACGGAAGAATTGACAAGAATGATTGAATCGCCGATGTAAGGACCTGAATACTTGCTCCTCCGGCAGTCCCAATCGTTGCAAGACCCACACCTAGAGCCAGTACGCCTAGACCGAACACTGCCACCGCGGCCGAGAACGTCAACAACGCCAGTGCCAGTGCTTGCATAGGAGCGATAGCCTTTGCGAGCAACACGGACGCTCCAGCAAGAGCTACTAGGACTACAACCAACGCGCCAACGCCGATTGCGACAGGACCAAGTCCCGCAGCGCCCAGAAGTAGAATAACAGGAACAATCGCGCCAACAGCGATGCTTAGCAGGAGTAGCGACGCAGCGGCTCTAGGATTCGGCTTGATCTTGGACAGTAGGGCCATAGCTGCGACAAGGCTAGCTAGCGCTAGGCCCATACCGATCATTCCCTGGACAAGAGTGCCTAGATCCATAGAGCCTAGTGTTTCTACAGTCTTCGTCACCAACAACAGACCCGCGGCCATAGCCAACAGACCAGCCCCAGCCGGAAGAGCTTCTTTATCCATGAGTTTCATGGCGGTAGTCACCGCAGCCATCACGAGGAATAGGGCGATGAAGCCTTGTGTCAGAATGCCCAAATCCATAGTTCCGAACTGAGCTATAACGTCTACGAGTCGCTGCATGGCCACCGCCATAGCGATTAGACCTAGGCCTCCAGACGCGTCGAACTTGGAGTTTCCGGTGAGTCGCATAAACAGACCCATGGCGGTCAACACTGCGGTGATCGCGAGTACGCCTTGTAGAGCCTCTTCAGCCCTGAGGTGACCCACCTGTTGAACCGCCAAAGATATGGCGAGAAGTGCAGCGCCTATGGCGATCATCTGTTTACCGACGCCGCTACCCAACTTATCTAGGTTCGCCGTCTTCATAAACAGAACTAGCGCGGCAAGTACTGCTGCAATCCCAGCGACACCCTTGATGAGATCCTGCACTCGCATTTGGCCAAGTATCTCGACAGACTTCGAGACCAGAATCAGCGCTACACCAAGTCCGATAAGACCCAGCGATGTCTTAGCAAGGTCTTTGTTTGCGGGCATCTTCTCAACGGTTCGCACTAGTTTCTTCAGAACAGACCCGAGAGCTAGAAGTCCAACAGTCAATCGGAATGGGTCCATCTGCGAGAACTTCTCTAGCGCTTTAGTCAGGAGAAGCACTGAAACAGATATAACCAAGAGACCGAGAGCGACCTTTGCAAACTGCGCGCCAGTAAGTCCTTCACTCTTTGAGATGAGGTATAGCATACCCGCGACTTCGCCAAGAAGAACGGTTAGAGCTATAAGGCCTTGGGTTAGTTTTGCCGCGTCTACGTTCGCCAAGGCCCATACGGAGACGGCCAGCACACCGATGGCAAAGGCGATCGTCAAGAGTGTTCGAGCTTTAACCTCACCCGTAAGGGCTTTGAGGTGATCTTTAACAGCGTCTACGACGCCTCCGAACTTCTCGATTATCTCAGCGGTACTCTTTAGGTTCTTATTGACTTTACCCGCGATCCCAGAGAGTCTCTGAACAAGTACGAAGAGCGCAGCACCAATACCAGCACCGAGCGTGAGGTTTGTCCCGGCCAGAAATTGGTTATACTCCTCACCTACGGTCTTGACGCCGTCTTCTTTCTTCAGCTTCTTGTTCAAGTCGCGGAAGACGCTATGTGCATCGTCCCAAGCTTTTCGCACCTTCTCAGCAAAGCCTGCGGCAGCATTCGATAGAACGTCAAACCATTGCTTGATCTTCTCAAACGCCGCCATCGAGCCCGCAGTTGTGACGGCACCGATCTTACCAAGCTCTTGGTTCGTGGCATCAGCGGCGCCTTGAGCTGCGGGCACCAAGAAAGCCTTGAGTTCTTCGAGTTTCTGCTGAGTCAGTTGCGCAAAGTCGCCAAGTGTGCGCCAAACGTCAACACCGAAACGACCGATAGCTTCTCCGGCTTGAACGATGTATGGCGTGGCCACCGCAACGAGCCATTTAACCCAATCGCCGAAAGCCTGCACCTGCTTAAGGAAGAAGTCGGACTCTTTTGCCGCGGTGGAGAGGTTCGTGACCCAGTCAGCGAGACCTGCGATGAACTCGAGAATGCTGCCGTTCCCGCGTGGAAGAAGAGATATGAGCTCATTAAGGAGCGCACCGATACCTTTCGCCACAGCGGTGATGATCTGTACGCCCAGGGAAAGAACCGAGAACAAACCCTGAAAAATGCGCTTCAGTTTCTCGGCATTTGGTTCCGACAGAACCAGACCCTGCGTGATCCGCTCGAGACCGTGTGAGATAGCGGCTAGCGTTGACCCCATGGCTGGCGGAAACACAGCGTGCCAGGCATCTCGAATCGGCCCGAGAATACGACCGATGCCTGTGAGCACGTTTTTAAGAGCGTTTACAATGGCTGTACGCCCGCCCAAATCTTTCCACTGCTGCCACATTTGGTTTCGTGCGTCGGCCGATTCGCCAATGACTTTACCGAGCGTGTCGGACAGCCATGTGAATAGCTCTTTAGCTTCTTCGAAGTCGCCGAATATGATACGCCACGTTTGAGCCCATCCGGTACCTTGAGCTTCGGCAAGGGTGCCCATGAGCTGAGTTGCAGTCTTAACCTCGGTAGCGGCTTTAAAGGCCGTTTTACCGAGCTGCTCATAGTAAGTCGCCTGTTCTTCGGTGTAGCCCTTGGCTAGAAGGTCAGCCTTAGACAGTGAACCCGTCATAACTTCCAGAGCCTGTGCAAAGACGTCAGAGGTAAGCCAGCCAGACTTCAACGACTCACGGAAAGACTTGTTCTTGAACATCGACCTGGACTTTTTGTCCATTTTGTCGATGACACCCATAGCCTTCGCCGTGTCCTTGGCGAGCTCCTGGAACTGTTTACCGCCCATGCCGGCCTGTTCCATAGAGATCCAGTCTTGAAGACTGACTCGGCCAGCAGCCATAGCTTGCGACATCTGATACATCGCCCCGGCGGCCTTCTGACTGTTGGTTCCGGTAAGGGCTGCAAGGTTTGCCAAACCTTTAATGGACTTAACGGCTGGTTCGAGCTTAACGCCTGCCGCGGTGAAGGTGCCGATATTCCGAGTCATCTCGGTGAAGTTATAGATCGTCTTATCGGCGTAGTCATTCAGTTCATCTAGGTACTTATTGACGATCTGGACGTTGGTGCCCTCTTTGATGGTGTTTGCCAAGATCGTCTGAACGGCGTTAATTTGGGTTTCATACTCTCTGAAACCGTCAGTAGGGGCATTTAGAACCAGACTCTTAGTCCACTGAAGTGCCGAATCTACAACTCTGCTAGTGATGTTAGCAAGAGCAGTGATCGCTGCAACTTCAAAGGCCTTGAAACCACTCGACGCCTTCTCGGTAGCCTCTTGAAGAACGTCCATTTTGACGTTCTGTGCGGCAGCAGAGACTTTACCCAAACTCGACACGGCCTTGTCGAAATTGAGTGCGTTGTTAAAGTTTTTTAGCGAGCTCTGCGTCTGTTTAATACCTTGTTCGAACTGTTTATTGTCGAACTTCATACTAACGACGCGTTCGTCGAGCTGTTTACTCATGCCGAAGTCACCACCTTCCAGACGTCATCGGCGATCTTGTCCATGATCGGCTTAATCGTTCTCGGTATGTACGATCGGCCTCGGACCCAGCCACCTGTACCTGTCGCGTGGCCGTACTCTAGGATGATGGCGATAGGTATACCCTTGTTTCGATGCGTGTTCGTCCACGAAATGCCCCACACGCCGCTTCGATATTCAATCTTATACCCCCAGGATGCAGCGGTCTTACCGCTAGCTTGAGGTGTGGCGGCAACCAAAGCCTGAACGCCTTGCTGTCCGTATGTCTCTAGACGCGAACGAATGTCGGGCTTTATGATCTTGGCTAGGAATTGCTGTGTCTTGCTGAAGTCTCCGCTACTGGTTACGCTGAGCACGAAGGCGCTCCTCGGTTTCGGCCCGTCTCTTTTCATTAATAGAACGATAACGGGACAAGGTTTCGGATTGCGCCTCTTTCTTGCGCTTCGGGTTCTGTTGGTAGCCGCAGACGCGGATTAGCATCATCAGCCTATTCAAGTTCCAGTACTGACACTCGAACGGTATGCGGTATGCGACCATCCACCCATAAATCTCTTCAGAGGTCACAGGTTTGGTACGACCTTCTTCGCCTCCGCGAAAAGTCGTAGCCGTATGGGAATCGTCGAGGTATTCTTGAATCCGCTTCACCTCGTTCGGCCCCATACGCGAGAGGTCCATTGCAGAGACTCGCCCCTCAGCCATACAGCGAAGGTAGTCTATAATCATTTCATGCGACTTTTCGTCTCCTCCGAGAAAGGGCGTCTTCCATTTTGACTCCCACTCAGCGACGGCAACAAGCGAATGCTCGAGTCGCAGTTCGATGGGTTCATCGGAGATGAAAGTCTCAGTGACTTCATCGTATCGTTCGCCACCAGGTATGCTAAGCTCAAGCATTCGCTTGTAACCTTTCGTTATCAGGAGACCAGAGTCTTGATCTCGTCGGGGGTCAGGAGCTTAGGTGCAACACCGTCGCTTCCGCCCTGAGAAGTGGGAGCCTTCCCATAGAGGGCTTCCTGAATCTTCTTGAATTTCTCCTCTTCCACGCGAGAAGAGCGGATGATAACATGCGCGGTGGGAGCCTTACCGCTCACGTTGGTTTGCTCTGTGGAGAACTCCCAAGAAAGAGTGGTGGGCTCGGGGCTCTCGTTCAGCGTCTCGTTATCTGCGCTAGACGGAGAAGCCTTACAACCATAGGCAATGTGGATCTCTTCGCCAAAGTCGTAGCCCTTGACGTCGGAAGCGATCTTGGTCCTCCAGCACAGGGCGAACTTGCGACGAGTCTGCTGAGTGATCGCAACGCCAGGAGCAATCTCAGCCTCGCCGTCACAGACGTCGAACTCTTTGGGGGACTGGAACGCCTCGATAGTACCCTTGAATTTTTCGGGGGAAATCACAACCGCATACACTCGGTTGTCGGCGTATTTTTCGGTGGCTTCCGCGCCCTCAGGAGACTGGCTAATCTTAGTCAGACCATTCCAGGCAACGCCTTCGCCATAGCGTCCGGTGTCGTCCATGATGAACAGAACACCGCGGTCCACACCACCCTTGTAGAGGCGCTCGCCGTCCTTATCCCACACAAGTGCATCTTTAGCCATGTGGATTCCTTTCGTTAGTTATACACCGTGAACACGTCATGATATAGATTGTTCACGGAATAATGCCGGTTCATAGCGCTCCACGGAATAGTTAGAATCTTCTCGGGGAGCGGGCTGTCGGGCTCTCGGTAGATAGCTACCACCTGGTACTGTGTGTGCTTAACATATGCGGTATCGTCAGCATGATCGATGCTATAATCGACCTTGGAGTAGACGATACACGGATATTCAAGCTGTACGGATGGTGGGGGCTGATAATACACTTTTGCGGAGCCCGCGGCAGCTTTCAGTCTCTCATGGAGCCGCTGGCGTGGGGCCATTGTATACCTTCCCGACCGTAAGCAACAACCGCGGGCGTCGCACTTCAACGTAATTCACGCGCCATCTAGCCCCGCCCCACACCACATATCGAATGTTTGTGAAGTTTTGCGTGGAGTAGGCGTCCATCATAACGCTGAATTCGTGCGACGCCACAAGGTCGTCATTAAGGTTCTCGCTCGTCTCCCACCGACGGGCTATCCGGTTTGCATCGCCGATAGCTTTACGCTCAACGATTCGTTCCTCGAATACCCCGTCGGTGGTTTCAACGTAGTCGGCATACCCAAGCATACCAACAAAGCGTGCCATTTTGACCGTTAGGCCTTCTTGCGCTCGAAGACGACGGCAGACTTCGGGGTGGTCAGTGCACCGCTCATGTAAATCTCGAACAGGTACTTCATCTGGTTGAAATCGATGTCGAACTGATCGAAGTAGCTGATTTCGCCACCATTGTCGTTTCCGAGGGTGTAGTCGCCCAAGTTGACGGCGATGCCGATAAGATCAACCTCAGTCGAGCCGCTAAGAGTGCGCTTCAGGCCGTCGAACTCAGGGACCTCGACAATGTTCGCGACCCGCATGCGGCGGGCCAAAATATCGTCGGTCGGGTACATGTATGCGCCGTTCTTGTCCTTGACGAGCTGGAGATCAACCATCGTCTGAGGAGACACGAACAGAGTCGGCATGCCCTTACCCCGATACTCGACCATGCCTCGAGTAACAGACTCGACGAGATCGACGCCCTCGACAGTCTTATCAAGCGTGCGGTGAACGCTGTAGAGCTCGTCGTCGGTCCAGATCGGGCGGAGCTTCTCGGGATCGATCTTGTCAGGAGAGCTAGTCTGACGGCCGTCACCAACCAGGATCGCGCGAGCAAGCTCTTTATCAAGCATGACGCGCATTTCCTGCTTCACGAAGTCCACAACATTGAGGTTGGTGGCGTCGATGATATCCTGGCGATCCAGCTTCTGCTTCTTGTAGATCCAGGTCGGGTATGTTTCACGCTTCAGGAGTTTGAAGACCTCTTCAATCTTCTTTGCACCCTTGGTGTAACCTTTAGCTCGCGCCTCGTCTGCGGTGATGTCCGCATGCAGACTCTTCACCTTACCCTTCGGGAAACGGCGCGCGCCGCCAAGAACATTGGCGACCCACTCCATGCGGTTAGCAATGAAGTCGGGCTTGTCGGACACGGCTGTGGCTTCAGGGAAGAGGTATTCGATCTTCTCGACACCGTACTGCGCAGCGTGCTTCAGGACGGTGTTGCTAAATTTTCCGCCGGACTCGATAGCGTCTCGGATCATGGTGTTGATCTGATCACCAGTCATGGTGTGACGAATTTCGTTCGACGCAGCGTTACCCTGGAAAACGTTGTGGGTCAACTCGCTATCCTTCGTGTCAGAGTGTTTGATGGTGTCAGCGCTTTCAGCAGAGTGCTGAGCTTCTTCGGCCGGCGCCTCTTCGGCCTTGTCGTCTTCGTCGTCGAGTTTTCCAGCAGCTGCCTGTTCGACAAGCCAGGCGACGACATTCTTCTCTTCCTCGCTCATACCGTCAAGGATGTCGGCAACAGTCTTAGATTCAGACGCGCCTTCGGCGGCGGGCTCCGCGTCATCCGAGTGCTGTAGAATCGCGCCAAACTGCATGAGCGCCTCTCCTTCCATTTCCTCGCTAAACCCGTCAGAGTGTGTAAGGTACACTTCATCGATACGAGCTTCCGGATTCGCCCCTACGAGTACGAGAGAGACTTCACCGATATCACCATGCATCACAGTTGCACCCTGCTGTTTAAGATTTCGCGCGTAGATAGACAGCGAGTTAAGATCGCCGTGCTTAACGAGCTCTTTTGCAGTGCTTGCGGACTGGGTATCGTTGAAGAAGCACTCGGTGTACATGCCGTCATCACGGTGCGTGAGGCGGGCATAGCCGAGGATGTTGTCCATGGCATTACCTTTGTGCTCCCAGACGAGCGGAACAGTCGCCCCGTCCTGATGCTTAAATGCGCCAGGGGCGATGGTTCGGCCGTCCGAGCACAGAACATTAGCTCGGGTTGCGTATCCCGAGAAGTCTGCTTTCATTTTGACCTTTCGTTAGACAGCGTCCGGTGTCGGCGCCGTGTCTTCCACCGGTAGGTTCGGGTTTCTCAGTTTGTCGGCGTCGGGATCGTTAGCCGGCGGCAACCCTAGAACCGAGCGGAACTCATTAGGAGTAACGACCTGATTTCGGATGAGCTTGTCTCCGAGTTCTGCAAGTTCAGACACGGGCACCAGAGAGAACGGTTCAGTGAATGTCGAGAGCTCATGCCCTAGGCCGCGAGCCGTTACTGTTAGGAACTTACGGCGCAACTCTTCGACGACGGCTTCGACCAACGGTTTGATGGTCCGCTGGCGATAGTTCATCATCGTCGACTCGCTAGCTGTCCCCGCCAACACGTCCTCGGTAACGCCGAGCTCGGCGTGAAGACGCTTAGTCAAGTACTCAATCTGCGTCAGAAGCGTGTTCTCGACGGGGCGGTTGAGTTGTGTGATCTTCTCGGTCGCGTCGGCATACGCTATGCCGTACTTGGAACCTGTGAGCTGATCAGTAATTTCACCGAGACGCTGCTTGGCCTGCTGTTTCCTGGCTTCCGAGCGGACTGTATAAGGCAGCTGGAAGATCAGATCGAGTTTGTTCGCGGCCGCGGCCTCGTCAGCGGAGTCCAGCAGAGAGAGCTTATGCGAGAGTCGCTGGAATGTAGAGTTCGGTGCATTCAGGATTGGATACAGCGGCGACTCAACAATAGCTACAGTCTTCTTCGGAAGCATGACTTCATCTAGTTCGCCACGCTCCTGGTTGAACAACTTGACTCGTACAAACTCCGGGAACCACTCAAGGATTTCGCCCACCCGCATAGTTTTTATGTCGTACGATGACGACTTCGACGGGTCGAGTGTGGTGTCGACCGGGACGATCGCACAAACTCCTTTATTGAGAAGCGTCTGGAAGATATCGAGCCTGAGGGCCTGTGCGCTCTGGTCAATGTTGGCTTCGACGTTTAAACAGGTATGTAGACCGTCTCGAATTATCTCGTCGGTCTGACCTTTTCCATTCATTTTGACGTGATGGATCTTGACAGCGGCGCAGTCCATCGCGATTCGCGTCTTGACCGCGGCAAGAACCGAAAGCTCGGTGCTGATATAGGTACGATTGATGGGGCTGCGGCTGTATCGTCCGTAGCTGTATTCGACCCGGACCTCTGGTTTGCGGAAGGCGTTCCACGCGTGGCGTAACCTGTCGCCAAATGGCGCCATGGCGCCTCCTTTCGTTATTCAAACGCGTCTCGATGAAGCTTATATGCGACAAAAGCGTCCATCAGCGCGGCAACAGCGTCGACCTTATCCTCGGCGCGTTTCTTCATAAGCTTCCGGTTGCCGTTGGTGTCTTCCATGGTAATCGCGTTACCGAGACAGAAAGACATAAGCTCTTCGTCAAAGAGTAGCTCACGCCTTGATGCGAATGTCTTAAGTTCCCCCAGTGGGACCGATTCGGTTCGAGCGCCCTGTTGGACTTTCTCGATTCCGTATGGCCCGTTTTCCATCTCCCAGCGAGCTACGAACTCTTTCGCGTTATACGGGTCGTAACCGAACGCCCGAACGTCATACGAATTCTCTTCGATGAATCGATCAAGGTCATCATACACGCCTCGATCCACCTCCAACATCGTGCCGGGGAGCACCACGAGAGAGCCTTCATCCAGGAACTCCTGGTATTTGAGTCTGAGTGCTGCGTGGAGTTTGTCAAGGGTTACCTCAGTTATGTAAGATCGTGTCTTAACCCCGAAACTACCGCCGGGTAGTGGGAACAGAAACGTAAACGAACAGAAGTCGTCGCCTCTGGACAGATCCGCGCCCATGGCGCACGGCATCTTCCAGAAGTTCTTCGGGGGATGAGGGCGAGTCTCTTCGTAAGTGAAGAAGTATGTGAAACCCTCGAGAGGTATTCCGAACCGTTTCGCAAGAATGTCGTTTCGGGCAGATGGTACTTGTTCGGCGCGATCCACATCTCGCTGATATGCGTCGTAAGAGACCGTAATTCCGATGTTGGGCTGAGCTTTAACCCACATTCGCGGATCGGCGACTTCTTTTACGTCGTCCAACTTGTAATACCAGATGGAAACGTGTGGGGCGGTCATTTCTCCACGCAGAATCTTCATCAACTCCATCTTTTGTGCGTCTCCAGCACCGTTTCGCACGGTACCTTCAGACGAGATGGCAATAATGGAGTACTCTTCGTGTTTAGACGATCCCTGCTCGATTGCGCCGATCACATTCTCGCGTACGTCTCCAGACAACCATTCATCAATTGTATTGTATTTTGACCTAAGCGACTGAAGTCTGTCGATCGACATTGGGCGAATCTCGACCAGGGAGTTGGTGAGGAAATTCTGAATCCCCATCTTAGTGGGGGCGAGTTTCTGCCGCTTTGCCGGGTCGCCCGAGGTGTTCTTGTTCGAGCCGTGAGTCAGCATCTTGAACAATGGACCTCGAGCTCGCGTAATGGCTGTGCGAATCGGAGACAACACCTCGTCAGCCTGTCTCATGGTCGGGGCTGTGACGATCTGGTGAGTCGTTGATGTGTCAATATTGAGCCAGTATGCCTGCCACGTGGCCGCATACATCGATTTAGCTCCGCCTCGAGCTACGATGATGTACTGCTTCTTAGTAAGCCGCATCTTCTTGCGGCGGAGTTCATACCGCCCACCAGGACGATCCTTATGGGGGACGAAGACCGTACGTTCTGTAAAGTAGTACCACCCCCAGAGCTGCTCAGCCCAAAGTTTGAACGAGTCGAGCAGGTGGAGGTCGTCGCCGTCGGTTGTGGTGAGTTCGCTCTCGCAGTACTTGACATAACCGTCGATAGCAGAATCGTCGAAGTACATGTTTGGATCGGCGATCAACGCATCAATACGGTTCATCTCCTGCGAAATCTCTTCACACACGGGTATTTCGCCGCGCATGACTTTATCTCGGAAGATGCCGTAATAATGCGGGGTCGCGGTGTTTGAGAGCGCCATTTACTTCCCCTTCGGTTTAACCTTACGGCCCTTCTCGTCAATAACACTTCCGCGTTCAAACACGAAATCTCCGTACCGGTCTCGAATTCTACTCTCGGTAGTCTGTGTAGTCTCGGTGGGACCATTATACGCGCGCTTAAACTCGGCGCTCATGTTATCCCATTTACGTCTAAAGCTACTTCGAGTGTCTCCGCCGCCAGAAGGAGATTTTGGGCCGGGATGTATCGGCAGGTTCTGACCACCAGTAGGTGGTTTGTCGTCCGATGGCGGTTTAGGTTTCTCGGATGCCGGCTTTGTAGATCCGGTCTTGGTCTGCCGAATAACCTGATTCAAGTAGCCGGTGGCCTGTTTAGCTATAAGGCTCGACGCGACAGTTGCGGCCTG